CCGGGAGACCACCGACCGCGCCGAGATCAGCGGGAGGCGGCATCATCGGCTCTTCCATCGGCATCGGGGGCGCCGGAAGCGGCGCGGCCATCTCGGCAGAGCCCATGTCCTCCATCGGCTCTTCGACCTCCGGAGGCTGCGCGCGCTCCATCTTGATCGAGATGTTGATGTTCGGCGCCTTCACCTTGCCGCCGGACGCGAACTTGGTCGGCTTCGCGCCGGGGTGCATCTTGGCTTCGTGCTTGTGAACGGCCTTTTCAGCCGATCCACCCGAAGAAAGGCCGAGCTTCTTCAGCTTGTCGGCCTTGGACGTGGTGTGCCTGGTTCGGAACGTCATTGGGTTGTCTCCGCAGTGGCCGCCTCAGAAATCTGCACCTCGACAGGCATGTCAGCCATCCGCCGCGCGAGAAACTCCCGCGTGCGCTGAAGCACATGCTCGGCCGGAACGCGCTCGTCGCTTTCCTCAAGAATGGCCGCGAAGGCATTGCGCTCAGTCCAGAGCACGGTTTCCTCTCGGCGAATGCGCGCACTGGCCTGATCGAGGAATTTTTGAGCCAGCCCCTCATACTTCTCGGCTCGCTCGCGCCAGTATTCTACGTTCCCAACAGCGCCGATAAGGGCTTCGCGCAACTCAGAATAAGTCGCATCTGCGCGCCTCAGCACATCCGGCGCCGAGCCGGGGGAATCAACTGAAATGATCGTGTGGCGAGATTTCTTAGCCATTTGTCACCGGTGATGGGGATGAGACAACCGGCATCATTGCCGCGTTCGCCCGATCGTCCTCGGCCAACTCCATTTTCGCGTCGATATCGAGCCGCGCCGTCTCTTCACGCTCGGCCGCAATGCGCTCCTTCGACAAGCGCTCGGCTTCCTTCTGCTGCATGTCGGCCATGAGCTTCATCTGCTCGAATTGCAGCCGCTCGCGATCGAGCTTGATCCGCTCAAGGTTCGTCTGTGCCGTCAGCAAATTGCGCTGGCGATCGTTCTCAACCGCGGCCATCGCCACCGGATCGGCCGGCGGCTGCTCGGGTTCGGCCGGGGCCGCCAGAAGCGCGGCAGGATTGGCAATTCCCATCGTCTTAAGCTGGTACTCCCGCACCTTCGCCCCGTCGAACAGGTCCGGCGTTTCCATGTACATGCCACCGACGGCCTGCGATTTCATGATGCGATGGGCATTCGACGGGGTGGACGGATCGGCCACCGGAACGAGCGTGTAATTGTCCAGCGCTTGAACGACGAGATCATGCGTCCAGGTTTTCGCCGGGCTCTTGTCGCCCCGCCAGAGCGCTTCCGGGTTTTCCCGGAACAGTTCAACGAGCATCTGGAATTCTTCCGCCTGCGCACGCTGAATGCGCATGTGGACCGCGCTCGGCGTGCGCGTCATCTGGTCGATGTTGGCCATTGTCGTGCCGACCGGCTGGTTCGCCGGAGCGTCGGCCGCAGCCTGCGTCGTCGCCGTGTTGCCGAGGCGAGAACCTACGTCCTCGATGTGCTCGATGAAGGCTTGGAACTCGGCACCCGGCGCACGATAGGGAAGCGGCGAGACCACGTCCCCGATTGCGTCGCCTCCGGTCTGAATGCCCACACCCGATCCGGGAGGAACGCGGAACGTGTTCGTCTTCTGCTTCCCGATCGCGCGATCCTCGGCGAACAGAAAGCCGGGGAAGCACGCGAACATGCCGGCGTCCAGCATCTCGCGCCAAGCGGCTGTCACCGCCAACGTCGTGTTGCCGAGAATGTGCCCCAGACCGATGTCATAGAAACCGATGCCCGGAATGTAGCCGTACTTCACGAACGGCCGGCGCGGCATGAACATCGGGTCGTCTTCGCGCCAGTTGCGGCGGATTTCGAGGATCTGGCGGGAATCCCGCTCGATCACGACCTTGTATGGAAGGGGGAGCCCTGTCTCCTTCCCACGCTCCTTGTGCTCAAAACCGGGGAGGTCCAGTTCGCAATAGCACTCGTAGACGGTGTAGTCCGCATCCTCGGTTCGTGAGGGCGTGGCGTTGATGCCTTCGATCGCAGCCTTCTTTTCCTCGACGACGCTCGGGTCCGCCGTCGGCGTCATCAGGTCCACATCGCGATAGGCGCCGATCAACTGCATCCGGCGCATGATCGACGGACGCATCATGATTTCGTGCGTGACGCGCTTGGCGGACTGGATATCCGTCGCACCCTGCGAAACGATGATGTACTCCGCATCGACCGATGCCGAGACGGGCCGATTGCGGATCGGGCAGTTGTAGACCTTCTTGAACGCGCAGCCGCCGAGGCCCGTCATGAACAGCGTGCGCTCGGTGTCGGGGTAGTATTCCACCGCCACCTTGGTCAGGTAGTGGTTGAACTGCCGCATGAGCGCATTCGCATTGTCATCGGCCTCAAGGCTCTCATCGCCCTCATTGTCGATCCGGGCGGGCCCCCCAGGAGGCAGAAGCTCAAGCGCGCTATTCGACTGGAACCAGATGCAGGCCTCCAACAGCAGCGGGTGCTTGATGGTCGACATGCCCTCCAAGGGAGCAGACGTATTGGTCACATCGCCGGACGGCACTTTGATCTCAAGGCCGAGAAGGTCGAGCACCTGGGCACGAACGTCCTTCCATTCCGAGCGGGATTCGTCGTCGGCATCGATCCCGTCCAGCACGTCGGACGCGACGAACGACAGGTCCGCATCGTCCATGAACTCGGCGAGATTGGCATCATGCGAACGCGAACCAGTCGCCACGCTCTCGCGACGAACGCCGCCGAGGGACACGATGACGGAACCGTCGGACAGTTCGATGTTCACATCCTCGGCGCCGTCCGAAAGCTCCGCCACGTCATTGAGCGACACGTCGAGGCCGTCGGCGTCCTCGTCTTCCTCCTCGATCGGAGGGCCCTCCGAGATGGTGCCGTTCGGCTTGAGATCGATCATCAGGCAACACCCGGATAGAGAGGCTTCATAGGCCTTGTCAGGCGCAACAGATCTTCTTCGTCGGCCGCATGTTCTTCACGCCGAACGACGGCGCCCGTCTTGCGCAGGTAGCGCATGCCGGCCACAAAGGCGTCGACCATGTCGTCATGGTCATCCCGAGGGAACTTTGCGCACCGGTCGATGAGCTTTTGCGCATGCGGCTTGAACCGCCATTCCAGCGCCTCAGCCGCCGTAACTTTCTCGCCGTCCTCGTTCACCGGATCGCAGCGCAGGAACACCGTCCCATCCTCGACGAACGGCACGATCGAATGAGCCCGCGGCACCTTGCCGATCGGCGGCACATTATCGAGGCGGACAGCGTAGCTGTTGCGCACGAACATGCGGCGCAACTCTTGCTGCACCGGCTTGCCGGCCGCCGCGTTCTCGATCAGCAGCAGATCGACGTTCCAATATTCGCACGCCGTATCGACTTCCTTCGCCAGCTCGTGCATGTCCAGGCGCTTTTCCCATGCGAACAGCACGAGCGTGCGGCGCAGGAAGTTTTCATCGGTGTAAGAGCCGAGGACGACGAGCGCCGAAAAGTCGTTCTGCTCCCCGTCGGAATAGGCCGTGTCCAGGCTGGCCAGCACGTAGTCGAACTTCGGCAGCCCCGTCTGATCCCACTTGCGCCACCAATCTCGCTTGAAGGTGTTGCCGCCGCGGACTTCGGGTGACTGCTGATACTGCGCAGCCCACGCATAGGCACTTACGTCCGCCTTGAAGGCATCAACCCATGACCGAGGGAACCGTTGTTCCCACGCTAGCTCGCCGTCTTTGGTCCTTGGATCGGTCCAGCCGATCGACGTCGTGCATCGCCTCCGGGAGTCGAACTCCATCGGGATCATCAGGTGTTCGTAACCGCTGTTTTTCATCGCAAGCGCGATGCCGGCAGGATCTCGTTCGTGCGTGCGCTGCATGATCAGGACAATTGCGCCGGTCGTCACGTCAGTAAGGCGGTTTTGCGCGGCTTCAGAAAAGAACCGACCCGCCTCATTCAGGTGCGCATCGGAGTCGGCGTTCATGACCGAGATCAGGTCGTCACACACAAGGCGATGACCACGGCGGCCAGTGGCATTTTCCATCGTCGCCGTAAAGCGGAAACCACGCTGGCTGTTTTCGAAGTTGGCCTTTTCCTGTTGGTCCTTGGCCAGCTGGACGCGGTCGCCCCAATTTCCTTGATACCAGTCGCTCGTCACCACCAGCTTCATACGCCGCGCGTCTTGCGTCGCCAGACCGTACTCGTGCGACACCCCGACGTATCGCAGCCACGGCATGTTCATCGGTCCCCACTCCCAGGAGGGCCAAAAAACGCTGACGGTGCGGCTCTTGGAAAAGCCCGGCGGAACCGTGATGATCAGGCGATTGATTTCGCCGATCGTGACCGCTTCAAGGTGCTCGCAGATAGCCTCTACGGGCCATCCGTAGACGAACGGGTCGCCAGGGTCGAGAATGCCCCACGCCGCCTGCATGTACGAAAGCAGCGACCTTTCGCACCACGCACGCTCGATTGCTCGGAGACCAGCAGCCGGGTCTCTGTAGGCGAGGGCGACGGAGCGCCGAAGGTCGGTGGACAATCAGGACGGCTCAATCCGACTTCGGTGGGAATGCAAAATGATCGTCAGGATCATTCAGCATGCGTGCGGCATTGATCACGCCACGTGGATCGCAAACCACAGCGAGGCGACCAGTCAACCCGCCGTCTGTATCATCTCGCTCTGCAAGGATCGTATATTTGTTGGTGGTTAGCGGAATTTCTTCCCATGCCATCAATGGTCACTCCGTCTCAAACGCGTCCGGCGTCCAATCCTCAGACGCAAGCATATGCACCGCGCGCATCAGCATGCCGGTCGCCTTCTCGGCGTCGCCGTTCGCGGCCGCAACATAGAGGCTGCCATTGCGCATGCGGCCCACGATGATGGCTTCCGTGATGCCGTTCTCAAGAGCGCCAGCGCAGACGGCTTCCTGACGAACGTCGCTCACGCCTCAGTCCTCCCATGCAG